AGGCTCTGTAGAGCTCCGCAAAACTATCGGTTTTTAGTATGCTTAGAAAAAGAGAAAGGGAGCACAATGAGAAACGGCAACAGCTACCTAAAGTCACCAAAGCGCACAAGCAAGGGAAACGCTGCCAGGCGCAGGGCAAAAGCTAAACAACTGAGGGGCAAAAAATGAACATCGAAACTTTGCGCATTGCAGACCTGACCCTTGATCCTGAAAACGCCAGACAACACGATGCGAAAAACCTGAAAGCCATTGAAGGCAGCCTGACTCAGTTTGGTCAGCGAAAGCCGATTGTGATTACTGAAGCCAATGTGATTGTGGCTGGCAACGGAACAGTCACAGCTGCCAAGAACCTAGGCTGGGAAAACATTGAGGCTGTCCGAGTGCCGGCCGACTGGACCAAGGATCAAGTCAAAGCTTTTGCTCTAGCTGACAACCGGACCGCCGAGCTGGCTAACTGGGATGACAAGGTTCTTTACGCTCAACTGGCTGAGCTCGAGCAAGCTGGGTTTGAGATTTCTCAGTTTGGCTTTGAGCTTGCAGACATTCCTATCCTTGACATTGAAACCTTTGAGGATGTTGCACCTGAAATACCAGAGCAACCAAACACCGAACTAGGCAATGTTTACGCTCTAGGCAAGCACAGACTTGTATGCGGTGACAGCACTAAAGCCGATGTGCTTAGAGCTGCACTTGACGGGGACTTGGCCGACTGTGTTTTTACTGACCCCCCATACAATGTCGCTTACGAGGGTGGCACTAAAGACAAACTGACAATCAAAAACGATGACATGGATGACGCACAGTTTGACCAGTTTTTGTTTGGCTTTTATTCGGCAGCTTTAGAGAACACAAAAGCTGGTGGCCCAATTTATGTCTGCTACCCAGGCGAGCACATTTCCAACGGAGCTTTTGGGGTGCAGATGGCAAAGGCTGGATGGCTAGTCAAGCAGGTGCTTATTTGGGCCAAAGACAGTCTGGTGCTAAGTCGGCAGGACTACAACTGGCAACACGAAGCGATCCTTTACGGCTGGAAGCCAGGGGCAGCGCACTCTTGGTATGGGCCCTTCACAAACACAACAGTCATTCAGCAAGAAAAAAGAGATTGGGAAAAGGCAACAAAACAAGAGCTGCTGGAATTTATAACTAACGCTTTTGAAACAAGCAGCGTCATTCAGGAGAAAAGACCAAGACGGAATGACATCCACCCAACGATGAAACCGATTGCCTTAGTGAGCAAGATGCTAAAAAACAGCTGTGCCAGTGGCAACCTAGTCCTTGATCCGTTTGCTGGTAGTGGCTCAACCTTGATTGCTTGTGAACAGCTTGGCCTAAGAGCTGCACTAGTTGAGCTTGACCCTAAGTATTGCGATGTCATCATTCAGCGTTGGGAAACTTTGACCGGACTAAAAGCCGAGCTAGTAAATGCAAACAGGTAGGCCAGCAAAGCCGATAGAACAAAAGCGTCTGCTAGGCAACCCTGGCAAGCGAGCTCTGCCTGACCAATCAAGCATCACGCTTATCCCGATGGCAGAGAGCACTCCTGAACCAACTAGACCTTTACTCAAGTACGGCAGAGAGCTCTGGGACAAAGTCTGGGACACTGGCATCAATTGGATTAGCCCAAACACAGACACAGAGCTTTTGCTTATGACCTGTGAAATGATTGACGAGCGCTGGAACCTCAGAGTTAGAGTCATGCAAAACAACGACACAAAGGACCGCCGAGGACTTAGAGAACTAGACAGGGCAATCGTTTCAAACCTTTCTTTGCTCGGCTTCTCACCCTCAGACAGATCAAGACTTGGGCTTGCAGAGGTCAAGAAAATGAGCAAGCTCGAGGAGCTAATGACAAAGAAGGCACAGCGTGGATAGCTGGCCACCTGCTTACCTAACTCCAGTGCCGGCCCAGTCAATTGAACAGGGCGATGGAGAATACGCCATTGAATTTACTGAGGCTTTTGGCTCTATCGGCAAGGACGGCGTAGCTGGAAAAGCGGGTCAAGCGCTAACACTTAGGCCCTGGCAAAGAGAGCTTGTCAAGTCTGTTTACGCAAGGGATGACGATGGCGGTCTGAAGTTTAGGACTGCTCTGATTGGAATGCCGAGAAAGAATGGCAAGTCAGCCCTTAGCTCAGCAGCCTTTGGCCTTTACTCTTTGATTGCAGAGGGCATTGAGGGAGGCGAGGTTTACTCAGTTGCAGCTGAAAAAGAACAAGCCCGAATTGTATTTGGTGAAGCAAAAAGAATGGTTGAGCAGTCCGAGCTCTCGGAGCTTTGCACCTTGTATCGCGATGCAATCTTTGTGCCATCAACCAACAGCGTTTACCGAGTAGTCTCTGCCGAGGCTTACTCAAAGGAAGGCCTCAACCCCAGCCGAGTAATCATGGATGAGCTCCACGCTCACAAGGACCGAACTCTGTTTGATGTGTTTCAGCTGGCGATGGGAAACCGAGGCAAGCTTGGACAGCTAATTGCAATCACAACAGCTGGGCAAAAAACCGACATGACCGGACAAGACTCAATTGCCTATAACTTATTTCAATACGGCAAGCGAGTAGCCAGCGGAGAAGTAGATGACCCTGCCTTCTTTATGGCTTGGTGGGCAGCTCAGGACGAAGCAGATCACCACGACCCCGAGGTCTGGAAGTCAGCAAACCCTGGATACGATGACTTAGTTTCTGCCGATGACTTTGCCTCGGCGGTCAGGAGAACACCTGAGCCAGAGTTTAGAACCAAGCGACTCAACCAATGGGTCAGCTCCATGAACGCTTGGCTACCTAACGGAAGCTGGCAACCTTTGATTGAGGAGCGTGAACTGCTACCCGATGAGGAGATAATTATTGGCTTTGACGGCTCTTTCAACGGGGACTGCACAGCCTTAGTCGGTTGCACAATACCTAAAGACGATGAAAAGCCATATCTCTTTATGATTCACACTTGGGAGAAGCAACCAGAGGACACCGATGATTGGCGAGTCAACACCCAAGAAGTTGAGGACAAGATTATCCAATTCTGCTCAACTCACACTGTCAAAGAGATTGCCTGTGACCCTTACCGCTGGCAGAGGTCAATGGACGCCATGCTCGAGATGGGCTTGCCAGTTATAGAGTTCCCCTCAACTAGCCCAAGCCGAATGGTCAGTGCTTGCCAAAAGTTTTACACCTCGGTCACTGAGCAAACCATGATTCACGATGGAAACCCACTACTTGAGCGACACCTAACCAACTCAGTTGTCAAGATTGACCGCTTGGGACCAAGAATTGTAAAAGAGCACAGAGGATCACCGAGAAAGATTGACGCAGCGGTGGCAGCGGTCATAGCCTTTGATAGGGCAACAGTTGGTAGAGTAGAGGCTGAACAACTTGTCCCACAATTCTTTATCTAAGGCGGTCATGGGAACCTCATTACAAATAGCAGGTGCATTAGCAGTCACCGCTGGCGTGGCCCTAATCTTTGTACCAGCCGGACTTATCATTGGTGGCGTTTTCTTGGTCTTGTTTGGCCTTGCTGCCGAAAGGAAATAACTAAGTGCTAAACAATCTATTCGAGCAACGAGGCATCAGCTTTCAGACAGTCTGGGGCTCTGGCAACGACCTAGATGTAATGAATCAGTCGGGGACAATCGTAAACAGCGACTCAGTATTCAAGGTCAACGCAATCTTCTCAGCGGTTAGCCTTATCTCTGACACAATCTCAACCCTGCCAGTGGACTCTTACATTCGCAGAGATGGCGCTCGCTTTGCCTTCCGACCTCGCCCAGCTTGGGTACAGCAACCAGACATTGACACAACAAAAGAAGCTTTTTATGGGTCTTTGATTGTTTCCATGTTGCTTGACGGCAACGGCTTTGTCAGAACCTTTAGAGATCAGCAGGGCAGAGTTGTAAACATGACAGTTCTGAACCCTTCCAAGGTTGAGATTCGCAGGGATAAGGTTGGCTCAGTTGTCTACATTTACGAAGGCGAAAACAAGCCACTTACTAAAGATGAGATTATCCATATCCCTGATGTGGTTCGCCCAGGCGAGATTCGCGGAATCTCCAGAGTCACTGCACTAAAGGATAACTTTGGACTTGCTATTGCGCTTGAGTCTTACGCCGCTAGATTCTTTGGACAGGGCGCAAGCACCAACGGCATAATCGAATTTCCTGGCAACCTAACACCTGACCAAGCCAAGAACCTAGTTGACGGCTTTGACGCTAGACACAAGGGATTTAGAAAAGCACACAAGACCGGAGTGCTATCGGGCGGAGCTAAGTTTGTCCAGACCACAGTGGAAAACGACAAGGCTCAGTTTATTGACTCTCGCAGAATGGCAGTTGAGGATGTTGCTAGAGCCTTCAACATTCCACCGCACCTGCTAGGACTGCCAGGCACAAACACTTACTCAAGCGTTGAGCAAAACAACATTGCCTTTGTGACTCACACTCTACGCCCGATCGTTCAGAAGCTCGAGTCAGCCTTCACTCCTTTGATGGCTAACGAGCCAGGCGGAGCCACTGCCTTTATTAAGTTCACACTTGACGGACTTCTACGAGGCGATGCAGCAACCCGATTCTCTGCTTACTCAACAGGACTGCAAGCTGGATACCTAACGATTAATGACATCCGCAGACTTGAGGACCTACCACCAGTTGACGGCGGAGAGATTATTAGAGTGCCACTAGCCAATGTGAACATTGACGCTGCCGAGCTAGTAGCAACTGACAAGCGAGTCAACATGGCTCAGAAGCTAGTCAACTCAGGTTACGACCCTGCCGATGTCTTAGCTGTTATGGGCTTACCACCGATCCTTCACACCGGACTACCAACTGTCCAGCTACAAGGTATTGCTCAGGTCAACCCAGCAGACCCAGAAAGCGTATACGAGGTCTGATGACTGTCAAGACTTATGGCTATGACCTTGTAGCCAATGTTCGGACTTTAGTAGTTCCTGCAAGCGTTGGAGTTCAGCACATCTGCATACACAATCACGAGCACAACCAAAATCACGAGATTTTTGTTGGTGGGCCCGATGTCACTTTGACCAATGGTATGCATGCTGTTGCAACTGCAACTGGAACTGTGCAACTACTTCCGAGCGATGAACTGTACGCAATTGCAAATCAGGATTGCAATCTAAGAATACTGGTGGTCAAATAGTGCCTTACTACATCACAGACAAATCAGACGAGTGCTCAGCCTGGGCAGTAATCAAAGATGACGGCGAAGTGCTTGGTTGCCATGACACAAAAGAGTCAGCCATTGAACAGGCAGTCGCTATTTCAATTGACACAGATGAGCCCTTTGAAGGGGAAAGAGCAGCCGTTGGCTCACTAGCGGTTGGCGATTATGTTAGCTGGGCACCGAAAGACCCAAGAGTGCTTTCTCAAGTGGTTATGGTTGACGAGCAAATTGCTGTTGTGCAAATCTTTGAGCAAGAGCTGGGCGTTTTTACTGCCACCGACAAGCTCATGGTGATAAATGTCCTGAAGCTAGAAAAGGTGCCAGCACCTCAGCTACTAGCTTTTGAGGTAGAGGATGAACCTAGCGATGACCTTGAGGATCAAGAGGATGAGCTAGAGGCCAATCTGCCTGACAACTACAGACCTGCCTTGGCCGAGGATGTGCCTGAAGGCCGAGCTTGTGGCAACTGCTTTTTCTTTGACGAGTCAAGAGTGAACGAGGACGGCGATAAAGCCTGGTGCGAACGCTGGGACGCCTTTGTTGACGCTGGCTACTACTGCAACGCTTGGGAATCAAACAACGAGGAACGCGCAATCAACCAAGACGCACCTGCATACATGAGAGCAGCTGCTCGCCGAGGCCTCGAGTATTACGCAGAGGGCCTAGCTGGCGATGGAGTCACACCTAAGACGATCAGGGAAGCAAGGCTAATGGCAGAGGGCACAGTCAGCGATGACAAGTGGATTAGGATTGCAGCCTGGATTTCCAGACACTTGGTTGACCTAGATAGCCCAGACGCAAACCCAGACTCAGACAACTACCCATCAGCCGGTGTTGTTGCTCACTTGCTTTGGGGTTCAGGACCATCCAAGAGAGCCGCACAGAGAACAAAAGACTACGCTGATTCGGTTGTTGCTAGAATCAGAGCAGAGGAAGCTACCAGAATGACTAATAAAAACAAGTGGCAAGATGTTGCGAGAGCTATTGCTCTAAAGATTGACGGCCCACAGGCTAAACAGCCAGAGGTAAGAACTAACAGCGTTGACTTTGAGGTCAGGGCTGAGGGCGATGGCATGACCTTCACTGGCTACGCCTCGGTGTTCAACAGCCCTTCTGAGGACCTTGGTGGCTTTATTGAGTATGTAGCCCCTGGCGCTTTCAAGCGTTCCTTGCAATCTCGCAACGAAGTAAAGCTTCTCTGGAACCACGATGCAGGTGAACCGCTTGCCTCACTACGAGGTGGAACCATGCAACTTGTTGAGGACAACAGAGGCCTAAAGGTCACAGCACAACTTCCCAACACAACCCGAGGTCGCGACATTGCCGAGCTACTTAGGACTAAGGTTATAGACTCAATGAGCTTTGGCTTCAATGTGATCAAAGACTCATGGTCACCAGATGGGAAAACAAGAACCTTGGAATCAGTCAGATTGTTTGAAGCAAGTATCGTCTCTTTTCCGGCCTACGCCGCCACCACTGCAACTGTCAGATCGGCTGACCAAGCGATTGACCCAGACAAGCTTGCTGATGCTTTGCTTAGGCTAGAGTCTGGAGATGACCTTGACGAGGCTCAGGCAACTCTAATCACAGAGGTTGTTGGCAAGCTAAAAGCTCAGCCAGAGCCAGAGGAAGCTGTTAGTGACAATGGGCTTGAGTTGCTAGACCTAAAGAAAAAGCAATTTGACCTTCTACTGAAAAGGATTTAATCATGGCAACTAAAGATGAAATCAAGTCAGCTATACTAAAGGCTGCTGGCAACCCTTCCGCCGGCGCTGTTGCCGAGATAGCAGATGAGCTTGCAAAAGCAGTCTGGGAACTTGACAACAAGAACTCAAATAACCCAGCCAAAGAAGCAAGGGTTATTGACATAAAAGAAACTCGCTAAAGAGTTTTTTAGCCCCAGCTCGGCCCCCTTCCTGAGCTGGGGTTTTTTTCTGCCTATAAACTTGAGCTAACGGCTGAGTGTTAGCACCGCTGTTTCTGTTGAGTGTTAGCACCGCAGGAAACCCCTCAAATCAAATCATTAGGAGAATCATGTCTGACTTTATTAAGTCACAGATGGACACTCGCAACAACCTGATTGCACAGGCAAGAGAAGTTCTTGACATCGCACAGGCTGAGGCTCGCGGTCTATCAGCAGAAGAAAACCAGAAGATTGCTCGTATCGAGGCTGACATTGACCAGGCCGACACAGCTATCTCAACCGCTCGTTCTATCGCAGACCGCGAAGCTCGCGCAGCTGAAGCATCCGCTTCATTCGCTCCATCAACCAACGCAACAGCAAACAACGATGCAGACATCCTTCGCTCAATCGCTATGGGCGAGATGCGCGGATACGAGTTTGCTCGTGAAAACAGAACTCTAGTTCCTTCAGCTAACACTGTTGGCCAGAGCTTCTACGACCAGGTATTTGAGATTGCTCAGCTAGTTGGCCCAATGCTAACTGTGTCTGATGTCTTGAACACTCAGTCGGGCGAGAACCTGGTAATTCCGACAGTCACAGCGACTTCAACATCAGGATCAGTTGCAGCCGGCGGAACCATCTCAGAGTCAAACCCAACCTTCTCATCCATCACACTAGGTGCTGAGAAATACGGAGCTTTGAGCCAAATCGCCAGCGAACTAGTAAGCGATGCCGGATTTAACATCACCAGCTACATCGCCCAACAGCTCGGTACAAGCCTGGGTCTACAGGCTAACTCCGTTCTAACCTCAAAGCTATCTGCAGCCGCTGGCTCAGTAGTGACTGGTGGAACCGGTGTTGGTGGAGCAGCTACCTACGAAAACCTGATCGACCTAGTCTACGGAATCGCAGATGGCGCTCGTGTGTTGCCAAACTTGGGCTTCCAGATGAGCAAGTCAGGTATCGCAGCAGCTCGCAAGCTAAAGGATGGTGCAGGAAACTACATCTGGACCGACTCAGCAGTACCAGGTCAGCCAGCAACACTTCTTGGCTACCCAGTATTTGAGAACCCAAATGTTGCAGCAGTTGGAACAGGAACCAAGTCGGTGCTCTTTGGGCACCTACCGAGTTTCGTCGTTCGCGTTGCCGGCGGTATCCGAGTTGACCAGTCAGCTGACTACGCCTTCAACACTGACACAGTTACCTACCGAGGCCTAATTCGCCTTGATGGTGGACTAACCCACGCTACCCACATCGGGTACTTCAAGGGTGGAGCAAGCTAAACCCTTAGCTCAAAAGCTGAAAGGCCCCAAGCGTGTAGGTTCGCTTGGGGCCTTTCTTTTGCTAGGCTACTGCCATGCCTACTAAAAAAGAGAAACTAAACGGAGCTGTCAGCCTTTGGTCAAACAGCTACAACTCACCAACCGGATACGGACAGCAAGCCACTCACCTGCTAGACAGCCTCAAGGGCTCTGGCCTTGATGTGCAGATGCTCTCCAACTACGGACTTGAAGGTGTGCCAACAACAATCAAGACCCCTCATGGAGAGGTTCCACACTACCCTCGAGGCATTGACCTTTACAGCAACGATGCTGCACCGATAGACCACCAAAGCTTTATCGATAGAAACCCAGACAAACCAAACCTGTTTATTAGCCTTTACGATGTTTGGGTTATGCAAGCGCCAGGCTACGACAAGTTTCCGATTGCCTCATGGGTGCCCCTTGATCATGTGACAATGCCACCAAAGGTTGAGCAGTGGCTAACAAAGCCGAATGTCACACCTATTGCGATGGCACCTCATGGCGTTAGGCAGATGACAGCAAAAGGAATCGACTGTGAGTATGTGCCTCACGCTGTTGACACAAAGGTTTACAAGCCAAGCTTTGAGATTGGCAACCACGCCATCAACGACTACCTTGGCATTGAGCCAGACCAATTCCTTGTTGGGGTTGTTGCAGCTAACAAGGCCTCGGGCTTAGTGCACCGCAAAGCTTTTAGTGAATTGCTCATGGCCTTTAGCATCTTCTCCAAAGACCACCCTGACGCTTTGCTCTATCTACACACTGACCCTTACGGCTTAGCAGGAGGCTGGAACCTAATCAAGATCCTTCAGTCACTTGGCATACCTAAAGACAAGGTGCTCTTGCCTAACCCACACGACTACCGCTTTGGAATGTCCAAGAAAGACCTTGCTGCTATCTACACAAGAATGGATGTGCTACTTGCCCCTAGCTATGGAGAAGGCTTTGGCGTCACTGCTCTTGAAGCTCAAGCCTGTGGCACGAGGGTCATCGGATCTAACTGGGCAGCAACTCCTGACCTAATCAGTGAGGACTCTTGGCTTACCGATGGACAGCCGAGCTGGGATGCAGGGCAAGACGCCTGGTGGCAAACACCAAACATCCCTAGCCTTGTCAACGCACTCAAGGAGGCTTACGAAGCAGAGCGAGGCACTTCCACAATTGCAGTCGACTTTGCTCAACAGTTTGACATTCAAACAGTCTGGGAAAACCACTGGGTGCCGGTGCTAAAGAAGCTACTCAAGTGATCCCAGTCTTAGGCTTTGCAACCCTAAAAAGGTTTGACCTAGCTCAAAGGCTACTTGACTCAATCGACTACCCAGTAGAGCACCTAGTCATTGTTGACAACTCAGGGACTAACACTTGGCAACCTGCTCAGCCAGAAAAGGTGAAAAACCTTTGGATGATTAGAGTGCCCTTTGGGCTTGGCCTTGTAGGTGCTTGGAACTTGATTGTAAAGTCAACACCTCACGCCCCTTACTGGTTGCTAGTGAACGATGACGCATGGTTTGGCGAGGGAGCTCTTGACATCATTGATCAAGACGCAAACCCCGATGGGCTTTGCTTTCCACACATCAACACCGATTGGTCTTGCATTGTGCTTGGGCAAAAGGTGGTCGAGGAGGTAGGACTTTACGATGAACGCCTTTACCCCCTTTACTTTGATGACAACGACTATGAGCGCAGAATCAGAAAAGCTGGCTTGCCAGTCAGAAGGATAGACGCAATAGTCCACCATGACAACAGCTCTAGCTTGAAGGGCAACGAACTAAAGAACAATCAGACCTATGGCCGTAATCAGGCACTTTTTGAATCTAAAGTTTTGAATGACGATTACAGCGAAGGCAACTGGTCGCTAAAAATTAGAAGGGCAAACTCTTGGGACTAGTTTATACAGGTGGAACTTTTGACCTTTTCCACTCTGGCCATGCTAGGTTTCTGCAACGCTGTGCAGAGCTAGGGCCTGTCGTGGTCTCTCTAAACACAGATGAGTTCATTGAGGAATACAAAGGCAAGCCCCCAGTCATTAGCTATGCAGACCGAGAGGCTGTGCTTTTAGCTTGTCGCTTTGTCGACCGAGTGGTGCCCAACACAGGTGGGACGAACAGCAAGCCAAGCATTGAGGAAGTCTGGCCGGACATCATTGCCATTGGGACAGACTGGGCTCGGCGCGACTACTACAAACAAATGAGCTTTGACCAGGATTGGCTGGACGAGAGGGGCATTGCCTTGATCTACATTCCATACACACAAGGCATAAGCTCAACAGCCATAAAAGAGCGGATGATGTTTAGGCGTTAGACTAGACAAAGACTTATCAAAGGATTTCAATGGCAATCACAAATGGTTACGCTACCCTGGCTCAGGTCAAAGCAGCACTAAGAATTACAGACACAGTAGATGACAGCCTTTTAGAAATGGCTATTGAGTCAGGCTCACGAGCTATTGACGGATACACAAACCGCAACTTCTACGCCAACGGCACCGCAGTAAGGGTCTTCACACCTAGCGACAGCTTTGTCACAGAGATTGACGATTTGGTCACTCTGACAACTCTGAGGACGATGACTGATGATGACAGCGCCTTTGACACGACTTGGACATCAACCGACTACCAGCTCGAGCCACTGAACGGCAGAGCTGACGGACTGACCTCACCTTACACAAGCATCCGAGCCGTTGGCGATTACCTATTTAGCCAGTTTGAGCAAGAGGCAACTGTGCAGGTCACAGGAGTTTGGGGTTGGGCAGCAGTGCCAATCTCAGTCACACAGGCAACTGTCATTCAGGCGTCAAGAATTTATAAGCGTTTGGACTCACCCTTGGGCGTAGCCGGAATTTCTGACATCGGGATAATGAGAGTGAGCAACAGACTTGACCCTGATGTGGCTCAGCTGGTTGACCCACTACGCAGAATCAGGTTTGCATAGTGGCAAGCATTACCGACCTACGAACAGCCATTGCAACCAACCTTGGCACAATCTCTGGCCTACGCACTAGCCCTGAGATGCCGGACAACCCTAACCCACCGATTGCTTTAGTCAGGCCTGTCACTGTTGAATACAACCAGGCGATGGCCAAGGGCCTTACAAAATACAACTTCACAGTCGTTGTCATTGTTGGCAGGGCTGACGAAAGAACTGCTCAGCGATCGCTTGACGCTTACTGCTCATCCACAGGGGCCTCAAGTATAAAGAACGCAGTAGAATCAGATAAGACACTTGGTGGCAATGCCTACGACTGCCGAGTGACTGAAATGAGAAATTACACCCCCATCCAGCTAAACGAAGGCACATACTTAGCAGCGGAGTTCGCTGTTGATGTGTTTGCCGACTAGGAGAAAAACAGACAATGGCAAAGTTCATCGCTACCGACTACAAGGTCACAATCAACGGCACAAACTTTAGTTCCTCACTTGCATCGGTTGAATTGCCGATTGAAGTAGAAACTCAGGACACAACCGCTTTTGGTGCAACCTTCCGCACAGCAATCGCAGGATTGCAGACCGGCTCAATCACACTAGAGTTTCACCAGGACTTTGCTGGCGGAGCTATTGACAGCGTTCTTTACCCACTACTGGGAACCAACGCAACTGTGACTGTAAGCCCAACCTCAGCAACAGTGTCAGCTACCAACCCGAGCTTCACTGGAACCTATCTTGTGACCCAGTACTCCCCATTCAATTCAACCATTGGTGACCTCGCTACCCTGAGCGTGACCTGGCCATTGAACGGCGCATTGACAAGGGCAACAGCCTAAGACCATGCAGATCCCATTCATAGTTGAGTTTGTGGATGGCAATACGGAAAAGGTTGTCACTGGCACCCCAGACTTTATTGCCTTTGAGGAGAGATACAACTTGGCCATAACGACTATCCAGTCGGACCCTCGCCTAACCTACCTAAGCTTTATCGTCTGGAACTCGCTTCGCAGAACTAAAAAGACCGACAAGTCTTTTGAGGATTTTGTTGAAACGCTGAGCTCCATCTCAGGCGATGATGTGGACCCAAAAGTCTAAAGATCAAGGGGCTGGGAGCAACAAGCCAGCACTTCCTTATCGCTTACTTGGCCTGTGAAACAGGGATTGCACCCTCGGCTCTACTACAAGAGTCCGAGCGTATGCTCTTTACGATGCAGATGTATCTAAAGGGCAAAGCAGAACAGATGAGG